GAATCAAATGCTAGAGTGTGTAGGAGTAGAAGTAAATGATTGAGGCTACTTTCATTGATCGACTCGGTACGGACCTGTCAATTGCAAATGCTGCTAGGGTTTCATTTGGCAAGACATCTGAGATGGATACGAGTGATGTGTGGGGTCCACCTGTGTTGAAGGAAAAGGATCATAAACTTATTAAGTATCTTGCCAAGCACAAGCACATCTCTCCATTCGGACATTGCTTCGCATCCTTCCACATCAAGGCTCCAGTCTTTGTAGCTAGGCAGCTAGTGAAGCATAAGTTCTTACGTTGGAATGAAATATCTAGGAGATATGTCTCCGATAAGCCTGAGTTCTACAAGCCTCAACTAAGGGAAGCATCCTTGGATAAGAAGCAAGGCAGTGGGGATGACATGGAAGACAGTGTGTTAGATGCCGTCATAGAACAGGCAGGTATTGAGGCAGCTAAACAGTACACCTATCTGTTAGCCCGTGGTGTATGTGAGGAACAAGCACGTATGGTACTGCCAACTAGCCTGATGACAGAATGGTACTGGTCAGGTAGTCTTGATGCTTGGGTTGACATGTGTAGGCTACGATGTGCACCTGACGCACAGCATGAGACATGGGTAGTAGCCGATCAGATCAGTGAGAAGATGGAGGAGTTGTTCCCTGTTTCTTGGAAGGCTTTGTTATGTTCACAGTAGAGTTTGAGTCTGATGCCTCTGTGATTACTACACTAGACCAAGAGGACAGGTTCGAGGATGTCGAGATGGCTCTTGTAGATGATGGTACAATCTACCTCAGACAATTTGATGAGAGACTTAATGAACATCAGATGGTATTTATGAGCTACCAACAATGGGTTGACCTGATGACTGCTTACCATTCACCTGAGGGTGTGTTCAGATTAGATTTTAGTAGAGGAGAGTAGTAATGACAAAAGAAATTAGAACATTAGTAGAAGACATGTACAATGTGATCGAAGGTAAGGGTGGTTGGGATGGAACACTTGGTTCAATAATGGGTCAAGGGATTGCATTGGTAGCAAACCAACGTTTCAGTAAACGTCAGGAGCCAAGAGGTTATCTTTCTCTGTCTTCCATTGGTACACCCTGTAAACGTAAACTCTGGTACAAGATCAACCAGACTAAAGATGCTGAGGAATTACAACCCAATACTCTTCTCAAGTTCTTCTTTGGTGACATGATCGAAGAGTTAGCACTGACCCTTGCCATTGCAGCAGGTCATGATGTTAAAGGTCAACAGGATCGTCTGAATGTACATGGTATTAAAGGACACCGAGATGCAGTGATTGATGGTATGACTGTAGACGTCAAGTCAGCCTCTCCCTTTGCCTTCAAGAAGTTCAAGGAAGGTAACCTACGAGAGGACGATCCCTTTGGTTATATCTCTCAGCTATCGTCCTATGTGTATGCAGCTAAGGATGATCCTCTGGTTACCAACAAGACAGCTGGAGCCTTCCTAGTTATCGACAAAGTAAACGGACACATCTGCTTAGATGTCTACGACTTTGAAGATGAGTTGAAGATTAAAGAGAAAGAGATGTTAGAGGCTAAAGAGATGGTAGCTGGCCCTATCCCTCAGGATCGTATCCCTCCAATACCTCAATCAAAGACTAGCCCTAACACTAAGTTAGCAATGTCTTGTAGTTACTGTGAGTTCCGTAAGGTGTGTTGGCCTGAGGCTCGGACCTTCATTTACAGCACTGGTCCACTCCACTTAGTGGATGTAGTCAACGAACCACGAGTACCTCAGTCATGAAGGCAGGATTTAAGTACGGCTACAGATCAGGACTAGAGGACCGTATTTCTAAACAACTCAAGTCTCTGTCAGTGCCAGTCAAGTATGAAGAGATGAAGATCAAGTATGCTATCAACGAGGTCAGGACATATACCCCTGACTTCGAACTACCTAACGGCATCATCATAGAGAGCAAGGGTAGGTTTGTTGTAGCAGACAGAAAGAAACATCTACTCATAAAAAAGCAACACCCAGAACTTGACATTCGTTTTGTATTCAGTAACTCTAGGGCTAAAATCAACAAAGGATCGAAGACAACTTATGGAATGTGGTGTGACAAAAACGGATTCCTTTATGCTGATAAACTAATTCCTGAGGAGTGGCTCAAATGACAACAATAAAAATACACAAATTTATAGAAGGACCATTTGAAGAAGAAGGTGGGATGTGCTATAATATTTGTCTTGGTTTGTTTCCAGATAACTCTTGGGCAGAGGTAGATGTGTACTACTCTAGCTTTTCTGATGCATACAAAGACACCCACACAATTAACCGTAGCCCTGAACCTGTGGAGATTGAGTACAAATGTTCGACTTCGAATCTAAACTAAAAGCCTTAGTAGAAAACTACGGCCTACTCCACCTGCTAGAAGAGAATGAAATAACAGAAGAGTACGTAGTTAAGTTCTTACTGGATGAAGGTCTTATAAACTTTGATGACTACATAAACCTAGATGAAGAAATAAAAGAATGGAAAAGGATTGAAGAAGGATGATTAGCCAAGACGATATTGATGCCTTTAAAGGGAGTGATTTTTCTGCCCTAGAATACTCTGCTTTTGTTGAGGGTAAGATACTAACAAAGGGTGAGACTAGACTGATTGAGAATGTACTGGGTCTAGTAGGTGAAGCAGGTGAGGTAGCAGAGAAGACCAAGAAGATGATCCGTGATGGCTCCAATATTAAGAAGGGAGAGATCGTAAAGGAACTAGGTGATGTCCTGTTCTACACTACAGCAATAGCTAATTACTTTGGTAGTGATCTTCAAGAAGTCATACATAGAAACGTAGACAAGCTAGAGGACAGGGCATCCCGTGGTGTCCTTCAAGGATCGGGAGACAACAGATGAAGACTAGGTGGGTTAATAATATATTTGTACGGTTTATGAGGTACTGTGTTATGTGGTCAGAACATAGGGCAGCAATCAAAACCCTTAACAAATTGACAGACGCAGAGCTAAAAGACATAGGGTTGTCAAGAGGTGACATTGACCGTATGGTGTGGTTAGAAGAAGATAAAAGGGAAAGAGGTAAAGACACATGAACAACCACCTACCAACAGACTACCAGTCTTTCATTCATAAGTCACGGTATGCTAAGTACTACGATGATACAGGACGTGAGTCATGGGATGATACTGTCACACGTTTCTCAGTCAATATTATCCGAGACATGGTTGACCCAGATACTAAGTACAAACTAGAGCAAGCTATCCTTGGCCTTGAGGTCATGCCTTCTATGCGTTCACTTATGACTGCTGGCCCAGCTGCTGACCGAGACAACACATGCATGTACAACTGTAGTTACCTAGCCGTAGATGACCTTAAATCCTTCGATGAGGCTATGTTTATCTTGCTCTGTGGTACTGGTGTTGGCTTCTCCGTCGAGAGGCAGTCCGTTACTAAGCTCCCTGAAGTCCCTGAGTTGTTCGACAGTGAGACTAACATCGTCGTTAAGGACAGTAAGGAAGGTTGGGCTAAGGCTCTTCGTCAATTGATTGCACTCCTGTACAGTGGTGAAATCCCTACATGGGATGTATCTAAGGTTCGTCCAGCTGGTGCTCCACTCAAGACATTCGGTGGACGTGCTTCAGGTCCAGCACCTCTGGTTGATCTGTTTAACTTTACTGTTCATACATTCAAAGAAGCACAAAACCGTAAGCTATCTTCCATTGAGTGCCATGACATCATGTGTAAAATTGGTGAGGTAGTTGTTGTAGGTGGTGTACGTCGATCAGCTATGATCTCTCTGTCTAATCTAAGTGATGACCGTATGCGTCATGCTAAGTCAGGTAAATGGTGGGAGAACGAACCTCAACGAGCCTTGGCTAATAACTCTGTGAGCTACACTGAGAAGCCTGATGCAGTGTCCTTCATGCGTGAGTGGATGGCCTTGGTTGAGAGTGGTAGTGGTGAACGAGGTATCTTCAATCGTCAGGCATCTAAAGCACAGGCAGAAAAGAATGGACGTCGTGATCCTAACTACGAGTTCGGAACAAATCCATGCTCTGAGATTATCCTACGTCCATCACAATTCTGTAACCTAACCGAGTGTGTAGTACGAGCTACGGATACTATTGAAATACTAGAGGAGAAGGTACGTCTAGCTACGATCTTAGGTACAATCCAATCAACCTACACTAAGTTCCCATACCTACGTAAGCAGTGGACAGATAACACAGCAGAAGAACGTCTGCTTGGTGTCTCCCTGACAGGTATCATGGACAATCCTCTAATGACCTTGAGTAACAAAGGATTGAGTAAGACACTTACACACCTTAAACAAGTTGCTGTTGATACTAATGCTGAGTGGGCTGCTAAACTTGGTATCCCTGTATCTGCTGCTGTCACCTGTGTTAAGCCATCAGGAACAGTCTCCCAACTCGTTGACTCAGCCAGTGGTATCCATGCTCGTCACTCTCGTTACTACATCCGTACCGTCAGGGGTGACAACAAAGACCCACTG